GCTTACACCCACCTTGGCTTCAAGCATTGCACCGAACCGTGCGGAGTACACACGAAGATTAACCAGAATCCCCCCAATTCATGCCTTCAAAACAAAATTGTGTTACCCAGGTGCCTTCGATGAAGGCCGTGTTCGTCATCTGTTTTCTGTCCCTGACCTCCCCTGTCCTCTCGCAAACGATGGTTTGTGATGACGTGTGTCCACGTGCACCGTATTCGATGCGCGAGGCTTGTGTGGTGCGGCACCCTGATCTAGTGCTGCACAACAACACAGTTCCAGATTCACAACCACTCACAATGCGGTCCTTCTTTCAACGCATTGGAGTGAAGATACCCAACGCGCCGAGTGTGCGCGAAGTTGTGGATTCAGTGGCTGGTTCCGTCACTGCTCGTAATGAAGAGTACGACCAGTGTTGGTTCATGTGTGACTCGATTCAACCGCGACGTTGGAAGACTTGGGATGAAATCTCGTCCGATTTGGTAGGTGTAACCTCCTCCGCTTTATCGCATCTTGGCGGAGTTGCAGATTCAACCACCTCCATCGCACTTGAGAAACTTACCAAGGCCACCAATGCCGTTGTTGAGTATGATGTTCGCCCTGCTGCTGAGTGGTCGGCTGAGGCTGTGAGTGCGACTGCAGAAGTAGTTCGCAATGCAGCCATTGAGGCCACAGGTGCGACGGCGGTGAAGATTGTCGACCTGAAAGACACTGTTAAAGAAGCGCGTGCTGCCGGCCAGGCCAAGCTAGAGCAGCACGTTGAACAGGTAGTCACCACAGTTTTGGAGAAGTCCAGTTCATGGATGTCTTGGATGGCTGCTAAGATTGATGATGCAGCAAATGCCCTTGAGCAGAAAGCGCGTGAGCATCGCTCCAAGCTTGAGCTCCAGCGAGAGGGCATTGAGCCAAACCCTGGCCCTCCAAAGGCTCTCAACCCAAACCAGCTTGAGCAAGAAGCTGAGAGAGTTGATGAGCAGCAGTTGCTCGCCAATGTCGCTGAGGGCATGGGCGTTGCAGCCGCATTGCATGCCATTGACCTGGACTGGGATGTTGCGAATGCTGAGCATGAGATTGATGACAACCCATCTGAGATCACCACAGAAGCAGGAGCTTTTCGTGTCAATCGTTTTGTTGGACATGATCGCGACTCCAATGTGAGTGATGATGTTGTTGTTCCTGACGGTCCAGCACAACCTGTGCTCCCGCACCTTCCACCAAGAGAGCCTTTTGTGTACTACTTCATTTGTGAGCTTGGAAACATGCATCATCTCGTTGCGGAGATGGATGTCCCCCCAGATGTCCGTCAGAGTCTCCAACGTGGTGTGATTCCTCAGCCAGTGGCTGTTGCCACATTGACGTGGTTCGCATCTAAAGTTCTTCGATCAACGTTTGTGTCTTACTTCACAACGATCATCGTCTGGATTTGTTGGTTGCTTGGACTTTCAAGTGTGCCCATTCGTGTTGCGCTGTTCATGTTCTCGTCGACGTTTTTGATGGAGGAGTGGTTAAATCATACATTGCTAACAGCCACCTTCACCGTCGTTCACATGTTGTTGGCTCAGAGCTTCCCCGGCCTGGTTTTCCAAGCTCTTTGCTTGGGGATGGCCGTGAGGCAGGTTGTTGCTTCTGGATTGGAGTTTGATGAACTCTTCTTCGGAGCAGTTACTGCCGAGGGCACTACGCTCAGCCAACGGCTTGTGTTTGAGAATAGTCCTGTTGAGATATGGGTTGTCACCTTTTCTGAGGTTGATGATCTTGATTTCAGATTGCGGGACCGCTTGGATCAGCGTAATGGTTTCAATCGGAAGACGGAGTTACTACATCAACCCCATTGGCGTCAAGCCACTGCGTTGGTGCAGCGGCGACAGAACAATTGGATTTCCATGTTGAGCAATCATCCCATTATCCGTCGTGATTTGGGTTTGGTCGATTTTACTCTGATGTTATCTTCAGGCGTTGCGACGTTTGCAGACATCAAGATGTCACTGCGAACCAATTTGCTCTCTTATGATCGCTTCCGGCGTCAGGCCAACCATCCAGAATGGTTGGACCACACTGATTCTACTGGTGTGTCTGAGGCATTGTCCATTGTTATGCTTTCGAAGTTGTTTACCAAGCAGCACGTGTTACCTTCTTTTCTCATGCCGACCGAGGGTCTCGACACCTCGTTATCGGCTACACTGTCGGGGAATTTGACGTCGAGACCAAACATCCGACTGATTCACTTTCTATACGACTTCGCCATGTCGGCGAACACGGACGATCGATCAAAAATCGTTTTGTGGCGTGTATTGGGCCGATGTGTGTTGTGGATCCATTCGCTCACAAGCCCTTGTACATTTCTTATTTTCCTGATCCTCTTGATGTTGGAAATCAAGTCGCGGGTGTCATGCACCGGTACGCAAGAGACATGCCTCATGTTGAACTTGCCGATGATTTCTACACTTTTGCCACCTCTTTCATTCGACATTTCTTTGTTCCCCTTGCTCCCGGTGAGTTGGTTGGAGTAGAAGAGTGGTTGGCGAGGTGTCCATACAATGAGGGTCGCCGTGAGATGCTTCGTCGGGAACGCGTTGATCGGTTTTACACAGATAGAGAAATGCCAAACAGTAAGAGCTTCCTGAAAAGGGAGCCATATCCAGAGCCCAAGAACCCGCGTGTCATCAATTCACCCTCTGATGCATCGAAGGCTTGGCTTGGATGGTTGGTCTATTTGATAGATAAGAAAACTTTCTCCTCACATCCAGCTTTCGTCAAGGGATCTGATCCTAGCACTTGGCCCTCTAAGTTAGAGCGGTGCTTTGCGAGCAATCCCGTGATGGAAACTGATTTTTCTTCTTTTGAAGCGCATCATCGTGGTGTGTACTCACGTATTGTGTACTATTGGTTAATGCACATGTCTCGCAATGTTGGTACGAACGCTGAGCGTCGATTGATTTCACGCCTAGTTCTAGGTTCCAACCTTACTGTGATGTCTGGTTTACGAGCTCGTGTGGATCAACGGTTGATGTCAGGATCTTTATGGACTTCATCTGCCAATGGCATATTGAATCTATTAATCATGAATTATCTCGTTTGCCGCACTATGCAACCACACATGCCAGCTGAATTGTTGGCGACTGTGACTGACCAATACTTCCAGGGTTTTGTTGAGGGTGATGATGGCATTTGTCGGGACGTTGGAGTCTCACAAGATCTGATTGATGGCTTGGGTTTGAAGTTGGAATTCGAACGCAAGAACCATTTCTCAGATGCCTCCTTCTGTGGCATTGTGTGTGATCCTTCTGAGTTGATCATAGTCACTGATGTGCTCAAGGTCATCCGTAATTTCTTTGTTCTCCCCATCGAGTACTCTGACTCAACATCGCGACAGTTGGCGATGCTTCGTGCAAAGGCCATGTCGTATTCCTACCTCTACAAGAACTGTCCCGTCATAGGATGGCTCGCGTATCACGTGTGTTCTTTAACCCGCGGCATTGATATTGCTCCCGTATCGACTGAGTTGAATTGGATGCAAAAATTGACGCTACCTTTGGCTCAAGAACATCGCACGTACCTCTCCCTACCCAACATCAGCCTGGCGTCGAGACATGTTGTTGAGCGCCGCTTTGGATTTTCCGTTTGTGAGCAGATCGAATTCGAAACCAAGTTTTGCCAGTCGGATGGTAATATTTGCTTCGATTTGTCGCGATTCATGAATGCGGATGATGTTTGGCATGGTTGGACACACGTCTTTTCTCGCTCTAATCCACATGAGCTCATTCACATAGACACTTTTCTGAATGAGCATGTGAGACATTGCGTTGCAAATGGACGTGTTGGGCATCGTGCGCTTGATGTTCGGCAAGTCGATCAAGAGTATCTTGCCGCTGGTGCTCCTTCTTTTGTTTTACAACCCATAGAGCACGACTCAATCTTGCCTGTTCCCCACATGCAATTGAATCGCTTCCCTATGTCCTTTGTTTTCTAAAACATCTTTTCTGCAAGGAAGCTTTTGCTTGGGGCCTGACTACCCCCCTACCCCAGTTACGAACACGAACGTCAAATCGTGCGACG